GGTTCTTGCTCAATATTTGACTTGCAAGAGGTATATAAATTAATAAAAAGGTTAAAGGATAGGAAATGAATAAATTAATCTCAAAATATAAAGTTTGGAGTCTATACTATAGATCCGAAATAGTTTGGTTCTTGGTGGGTCTAGCAATAGGAATAATTATATTTTAATGAAAAATAAACACAAACTTACAAAAAATGATTTGCATAATCTTAAAAGGTTGATGCTAACATATATTCTTGAAGGGTCTGAAGCCAAGAATGGAGTCTATTATAATAGATATAAAAACTTTAAAGGAAAGGGTCAATTATGCTTGGAAATCATAAAAAACTAAAAAAATATCAATATTTGTATTTACAAGAAAAATTGTGTGCATGGGATTGGTACAATGAAGTTTTACAGGATGAGTCTTATAACAAAAGAATTACATTTTATTGTAATTGGTTAAAAAAAATTAATGAAAGGTACAATTATGCTTGAAACAATTATTGCAGTAGAGATAGCTCTATTGATATTTTATTTTGCTACTAATTAATGAACATATATGGTGATGTGAGAACTTGTTGTAAATGCCAAATGAAAGCAGATGTAGTTGAAAGAGGTAAAGATTTTTGCGCAGAGTGCTGGTTCAAATATTTTTCTGGCGAAACAGTAGAGCAATACGAAAAAAGAATAAAACAATTAGATGATTTAAGGAAAGATAAAAAACAAATTTAATGATATTAAAAGATTACATTAAAATAAATCCAAATTTTCCAATATTACAAAAAACTAAAATTTGTATTACTTGTAAAAAAATAAAATCTATTTTTTTATATGATTACAGAAACGATACTCAAAAATTAAAAAATCAATGTCATAGGTGTGTTGTAATTAATAAAATAAAGTGGAAAAAAGATAACAGAGATAAAGTTTTGAAAGGAAGTAGAGAAAGATATAGAAAATTTAAGAAAGAAATTTGTTATAGAATGTCGCCAGAATATTACATTAAAAATAAAATGTTTGATGTATTAGAAAGAAAACTTGAAAGAGGTAGAAAGCATTACCAAAACAATAAACATTATTACGCAGTAAAAACTGCCAAACAAAGAGCATTAAAATTATTACACACTGTTCCTAAAGGTGTTGAATGTAAAGAAATTTTAGAACTTTATAAAAAAAGAGATATTTTAAATGAAAAATATGGCAAAAATAAATATTCAGTTGACCATATTATCCCATTAAAAAATAAATATGTTTGTGGATTACATAACATTAAAAATTTAAGAATAATATTAACTAAAGAAAATCTTAAAAAAGGTAATAAATTTATTCCTGGACATAATGAAGATTTTTATAATAAAAAGTTTTGGTAAAAATGAAAAAAAGTAGTGCGTTAGCTTATGTCGGACATAATGAAAGAGGTGACAGAGAAAAAGATGACTTTTATCCAACACCACCAGAAGCAACTCAATCATTATTAGATAGACAAAAATTTGAAGGTAATATTTGGGAGTGTGCTTGTGGTAATGGTGCTATGTCTAAAGTAATGATTGAACAAGGTTATGATGTTTATAGTTCAGATTTAATTGACAGAGGTTATGGAGAAGTTGGAATAGACTTTTTACAATCAAATAAAAAAGTTGACAACATTGTTACAAATCCTCCATTTAATTTAGCAACAGAATTTACATTAAAAGCATTTGAATTAGCAAAACATAAAGTTGTTATGCTTTCTAAAATATCTTATTTAGAGGGTGTCAAAAGGAGAGAACTTATATTTAATAAAAATAAATTAGAAAAAGTTTTAATTTTTACAAGGAGAGTACCATTTAAAAAAGAATCAACGCAAAAATTGGCAGGTGGTCTTATGGCTTTTGGTTGGTTTATTTATGATGTTAATTATAATGGTAAACCTACAATAGATTGGATATGAAAGTATTAGTCGCTTGTGAATATTCAGGTATTGTTAGAGATGCTTTTGCAGCTAAAGGACATGATGCTTGGAGTTGTGATGTTTTACCAACTGAAAAAGCTGGAAACCATATTCAAGACGATGTTTTAAAACATTTAAATTTAGAAAAATATAAATGGGACTTAATAATTGCTCACCCACCATGCACATATTTATCAAATGCAGCTGCCTGTCGTCTATATCCAAAGAAAGGCAAATTAAATATAGAAAGATATAAAAAAGGAATAGAAGCTAAAAAATTTTTTATGTGTTTTTATAATATGGATTGCAAAATGGCTATTGAAAATCCTGTTTCTTCTAAAATTTTTAAATTACCTAAACACACACAGGAAATTCAACCATACGAATTTGGTCATCCATATACAAAAAAAACAAGATTATGGCTTAAGGGTTTACCAAAATTAAAACCAACAAATATTATTGATAAATCAGAAGTTAAAACATTTATAGAAAGTGGCACAAGTAGATACAAAAATACTAATAAAAATAAAAATAGATATGTTGCAAGAGGTTCAAAAGATAGATCAAAATTTTGGACAGGTATTGCAGAAGCTATGGCAGATCAATGGGGTAAAAAATGAAATATTTAATAATTTTTATATTAGTTTGTGGTTGTAGTTTAAAAGATTATGACCTTAACCCAACAACAACAGTATTTAATCAATTAATGAAAGGTATAAATGGTAAAAGTAAACCTAGATCCGAATGATGTAGAACTAGCTTATACAATAGCTCAAAAGAGATTTATTGGTAATTTAAGAATGAATAAAGGTTTTAGTTATGGATATGATAAGAACCTCAAAAATCAGCTCTATGATGGCTTTCTGGGGGCATTAGGAGAGGTTTCTTGGGCAAAATGGACTAACTCCTACCATAATGCGTCTTATACCGATAATTTGCAGAGATATGAGGATTCTGACTTTCAAGACAATATAGAGATAAGAACACAAGATAAAAAACCATATAATTTTTTATTGATTAGACCTGGTGAAAAAAAAGGTAAGTATATTCTAATAATTAAAAATGATGATAAGGATTTTAATTTTAATATTGTAGGCTCATTTATTTTTAATGGTGATTTACCACCTGAAAAACTATCTAATTTTGGTTATGACCATAGACCTGCTGCTTATAAAATTGAAGTCAATGAACTAACACCTTTGGAGGACAATGAAAGACAAGATAAATTTTAAAATTTTTAAACCTTTTGGCTCATCAATGGCAAGAGCTGAACTACCTTTAGAATTATTAAAAGATTTTAAAGAGGATTTAAAAAAGATAAGAAATGACAAAAAAAAACAAAAAGACCATGATTGGGGAGAAAGATTAGTCGGTCATGTAGCAGAAGAATATTTAATTACACCAGAGGTTATGCTTAAATGGAAAAGAGCTTTCTTTGATCCGATTATAGCTTCATATACAAACGCACATATAAAACATAAAATTAAAAGTATTTTAATTAATAGTGCTTGGTATGTTGTATCTAAACCTGGCGATTACAATCCCTGTCATCGACATTCAGAATATGTTTATGGTAATCCAAACTTAAGTTGTGTTGGATATTTACAAATACCAGACTCAATGATTCCAACAGAAAATGCAAAACAACATAATGACTTTTCAGGTCAAACAGAATTTATAGAGGGTTCTGAAAATATGTTTGCCGATGTTAATTATAGGGTTATGCCAGAGGTTAGGCAGTGGATCTTGTTTCCGAACAATTTATCCCATGTTGTGTACCCATTTAATAGTACCAATAAAGATGATGAAAGAATATCGTTTTCTTTTAATGCAACAATAAATTTTGACACAGATAATGCACCCACAAATTGAAATTATTTTGTATAGTATTTTGACAATTTTTGTATATTTTATATTGTATGGTTTCAATGCTTAAAAAAATAGGAAAAGAATGGACAAAGAAAGAGGAAGGTGGAATGTTTACTGCCGACCATTTATCACCAAGTCAATTAAATAAAAATATAGATCAATGGTTTTTTGACTATTGTAAACTTACTGCTGCCGAAAGAAAAAAATTAAAACCTAATATGAAGATGATATTTGGTGGTTTAGTAGGTCAAGCTATGCAAGATATGATAGTTCATAATTTAACATTAGAACAAGTAATGAAAGGTAAGAAATGACAGATCAAGTAATGATGCAACTTGCAAAACTGCAAACAGAAAACAGAAATCTTAAACAAGATATAAAAAAAAGCACACAATTATTATTACAAAGAGATGATGAAAAAACAGAATTACAAAAAGAAATAGATAAGCGACAACAATTAATAGACTTTTTAAATAAACAACTAAATGATGAGAGGAAAGACAATGAAAAAAGCAGAAAAAGTGCCAGAAGAAAAAAGTAAAGGTTCTTTTAAAGACAGAAGAAAAGAATGTTTAAAAGAAATAGGTAATATACCAACAGTTTCTATAAGAGGAAAACAATATGCGATTGTTGTAGAAAGACATAAACATTTATTACAAAGATTTCCAGAGGCAAGATTTAATGAAGAAATATTACACCATGATAATGACAGGGTAATTGTTAAAGTAGAATTATATATTGGCGATACAATTTATAGTGTAGGTCATGCAGAGGAGTTTAGAAATTCATCTTATATTAATAAAACAAGTGCATTAGAAAACGCATCAACAAGTGCGTTAGGTAGATGTTTAGCTACCTTTGGATTATCAGGATCTGAATTTGCTAGTGCTGAAGAATTAGTTAATGCTTTGAACAATCAAGGTAATAGCAAACAAGTTTCAATTAATGAACAAATAAAGAAGCAGACAACAGAAACAAAACTAACTGCTCTTTATACTAATTGGAAAAAAGAAAATGATTCAATAGAAAAGATTTTTGAATCACAACAAAAAAGCATACAAACCAATGGAGGACAAAATGCAAAACAATGGTAGTGGTAAGCAAAAGGATTGGGTTCTATTTCCTTATGATGCCAACAATGAAAAAGCCATCAAAATTGATTTTTCAGGAAATGTTAATTTAGATAATGGCAACAAAGGAACAATACTAGGTGTTAAAGCTCAATCAAAAGATGGCAACACAAAGTTTGTCAAAGTCTATGCACAGGTCGGAGTTTTATTTAAAGGTGATGATAAGTTTACTGGCGAAATGAACTATCCTGATGCAGGAGGACACAAAGGTTTAATTGGTTGGTTAAACGATCAGGGAACAATACTTTCTGGTTATAAGAATGAACCTAGACCAAAACAGAATAGTCAAAAACCTAAACAACAACAAGCTCCTTTTTAGTTAGTTAATTGAAAGTTGTTATTTTAGTTTTGGCTTTACTTACAAGTGAGGGATATGTTTTACATAAAGTTAAATTTGAAACTACCCTTACTTGTGAGGAAATACATAAGTCAGTAATAAAATTTAAAGAAATAGGAAAAAGAACATATCCAATATATCAAAACAAAGTAGCTTTTGCTCATTGGTGTAAAGATAACAAAGGTAATTATGTCAGATAATGTAAAATTTATAAGTGAAATAGAAAGATTATTAAAACAAAAACAAAATGATTATGGACACTTTGACCATACCTCTTATGTAATGGTAGGAATTATGGAAAAATATCTATCAATTCATAATAACCAAGATGTCAAAATACCCTTGAAATTCTTTGGTTTATTTATGATTTTGTTAAAATCATGGCGAATAATGCAATCAAAAGATTACAAAAAAGATTCATTTGATGACATCAATGGATATACAGAATTATTGAGGAGGTTAGTCAAAGATGAAAACAAGAACAACTAAAAGACCGATGACTCCTAAAATGCTTAAGCTATTGCAATTTATTAAAAATTATACTAAAAAATACAAATATAGTCCGACTTTTTCAGAAATGGCTAAAGAGTTGGGTTATAAAAGTAAAAATTCAGTAAGTGTGCTGATACAAAAACTAGAACAAAGAAATGAGATTAAAAGAGAATATTCTGGTTATAGTAGAAATGTTGTATTGAATGACTAAAGTAATTAAAACATCAAGCATAGAGTTAGCTGCTGATTTTGAAGAAATTTTTGATGGTGCAAATGTTGAAGAAGCAACGAAAAAAGCACACAATCAAAAAATGCCTAGTGAGTTTGCAAAAGTAAATATCACCGAACACAAACTTGTTAGTGCAAATATTAAAGTTATCGGTGAGGTAAATGATGAGCTTAAGAAATAGCAACATTAGGTTGTACACAAAGCTAGACAAAGCACACAAAAAAATTATGGGTGCTAAAGAAAGTGGCAGACAATGTGTACACACTCTGCAAAACTTCAAGGAATATAACCAATTGTTCCGAAGAATAGTTGAAGCAGAAAATAAAGATGCTAGATTTTTATATACTTAATTAAGTATATATAAAAAGTTGCATTTATTTTAAGGGGTTCTATACCCTAAATGAAAGGAAAGACATGAAACTATCAGATAAAGCAAAAAAAAACTTTGTGGAAGATAATGAATTTTATATTCACATTGGTAAAAAAATAAAAGAAGCTAGATTAGCAAGAGAAATATATGTTCAAAACTTTGATGAGAAATTAGAGGTAGATGGATATTATATTAAGAAACCTGCAACGCAGCAGATACTAGCAAAAGCACTCAAAACAACTTTTCAACAAATAGGTAAGTATGAAAAAGGACAAAATAGAATACCTATTGTCAACTTAATTAGAATATCTAAATTTTTAAATAAACCTTTAGATTATTTTTTAGATATTAATAAAGAAACTATGATTCAATCTTTTATGTCTAAAATGAACAATGAGATGCGTAAGTAATGTTTGTTCCTATAGAAGAAAAACTTAAAAAAATAATTCCTAATGTTGACCAACATGATGAGTTTGAATATTACAAACAAATATTACCCAAAATGATAGCCAATGGTCATGCAGCTCATCAAACAATACCTGGATATAAAGATTGTAAGCCAGAGATAGAAGCATTTAGATGGTTTGATGGTATTAACATTCCTGTTCATGGTTATTGTGATTTAAAAGGTAAAGTTATTATTGAGGACAAATGTAAGTTTCCCAAAAGAGGTAGAGTTAAAAAAGATGGCACTAGGTCTTGGCTAACTAATAAACTACCAGAAACTGTAGAACCTTATAATTTTTTACAAATAGATTTTTATTATTCTGTATTTAAGTTGCCAGTTTATATCTGCTATATCAATGAGGAGTCTTACAAAGTATTTAGTGCAGATAATTGTGATGACTTAAAACCAGAAAATATAGAAAAGAGAATACCAAAGATAATACAAAGATGTAAGATAAGACAAAACTTAATGAAGATAAGCACAGATCCTAAAGTTGTAAAAGATTACATTCAACCACAGTTTGACCATTA